TGACATGTCCCGGCGCTCAGACTATCGCCAAACCACGACACTATCAGCGAGACATGGGCCAGATTTGGCGCCGCATCGGTGAGCTGATCGAGAGACGCCGTAAAATCCGTGACGCCCTGATTGTTGTGAATATTTTCCGATGCCGTGACGCCCTCATCAATCACACGCGTGACACCGGTTGTTCCGTAAACGAACTCACCAGAGCCGGGAATCATCGACACCGCCGTCAGCTGGTTTTCCAGCGCATTGGGATCACTTGTCCGCAGGCTTTTTTCCACCTCGAAAGAAAGCTGCGGAATCCGGTTGCCGTAGGTGTCAACCGGCAATTCCTCAAACACCACATAGGCGATGCCACGATAGGCGGGGGTCTCCCCGGCCCCTGTCTTGGCCTGAATGAATGGGTCTGGGGCCTGCGCCTCGTCGCCGGGATACCAGCGCCACGTCACGTCAGACAGGTCCATCAGCTTGCCATCGGCCCAGATGCGCCCGATCCCTTCAATCGGCCCTTCGCAGAGCGCGACGGCAAAGTTGGCGAAATATTTATAGGTTGTCGTCTTGACCTTTGGCCCGCCGCCCTTGGCGCTCGTGGTCTTGACCGTCTTGTCTTCCTTGAGTTCCGTCGCCCAGATGATGTTGCCGCCCACGCGCATGCGCCCAAAGACGCGCGGGACAACCGCCCCCTCGGTCGATGATGTGATGTGCAGATCGTCAAGCCTCTGCCCCTCGATCTTCTGCGTAGGCTGCAACGCGGAGTCGATGACCGACCCCGCCAAGGTGCCGATCAGACCGCCAGCGGCCCCCGCCGACAGCCCCAGAATGGTGCCGCCAATCGAATTGCCGATGGCCGTGCCGAGTGCGCCGAGCACAAGTGTCGCCATCAGACCGCCTCCCCCGGGAAAAGGAAGGCGTAGGCAACGCGCCGCCGCCACGCCTTGGTCATGGATTCCTCAATCACGCCCAGCCGCTCACGTGAATGAATGAATGTCCCCACGTCAGTCATGATGCCCATATGCTTGGCGACGGCACGGCGGCGCATCCTGAACACCAGCAAAGCCCCCGCCCCCGCCTCGCGCGGCGCAATCTCGGTCAACACCCGTCGCGCGCCCTCGGCAATGGTCTCTGTTCGGCTCGTCTCGCCCCAGTCCGGCGTGTAGGCGGGCATTGCAAATGGCTCAGGTCCAACCACGTCGCGCCAGACGCCCCGGATCAGCCCGAGGCAGTCGCACCCGGCCCCCCGGGCGCTCGCCTGGTTGTGGTAAGGCGTCCCGAGCCACGCACGGGCAGCGGCGATGACCATCGCAGGATCGACCGTTGTCATAGCACCGTGCTCCCATCATTGCCCGCGCCCTTCTTGGCGCTGCCGAGCGCCTTCTCCCCAGGGATGTTCGGGAAGCCGCGAAAGCTGGCGATGTTGACGAATTTGCTGTTGCAGGTCTTTGCCGACTTGTCGCAGCCTGCGCGAATATCGAATGTGTCGCCGGAAGCGGGGCTGAGCACAGGCCCTTCCAAAAGGGTGATCGTCACCGTCCCGCCCGCGTCTTTCTGATGGCGGATGATTTCGCTCGTCCTGCCCGCATTCGCCCCGGTCAGCCACGATACCGTGCCAAAGGTGAACCAGTCAGCGGTGAAGCTCCCGATCCCCGAGGCAGTAAATGCGTGCGTACCCGTCACCGCCGTCACCGAGCCGCTGCCCTTGTAGGCAGGCACTTCCAGATCAACCCCGCATCGCGCATCGCCCAGCGTGGCGTCGCATGTCGCCTGAAATGTCCGCCCCACCGTCTGGTTGAGCGCGTGGGCCAGAGAGCGCATCTCGGCCACGAAATGCACACGCCCGCGCCGGATTTGCCCGATGATTCCGCGCCGCAACATCGCGCGCTGGCTCGTGTCGGCCCAGTTTACCCACCAGACCTCGACCTGCGCCGCGTCCCACTTGCCGTCAATGATATCCGTCTCTGTAATCATGTCAGAGGTCAGCGCGCCCTCGGCATCCTGCGCATCGACAGACATGTCGGAATTGGCGCGGATTTCCGAGGCGCTCAGCCCGCTCTCTGGGTCGAATGTCGTGCCGTCGAAGGTCAGCGGCTTGTCGTGGTCGGTGAAGCCGAACACCTGCCCGTCAGCACGGGTGATCCGCCAGCACCAGACAAGCGTGGTCGTGCCATCGTCGAGATGAGCCTGCATGCCTGTGGGGAGAGATTTCATCGCCGCACCTCGATCAATGTTATCGACGGGATCGAGGTCTGATATTCCAGGCTGACCACCACGTCGATCATGTCAGTGTCAAATCTCACCGGCACGTCGAACTCGAACCCGGCCTTGATCACGACGCCCGACGCCGGGGCGACATCAAAGGTGACGATCCCGGTGGTGGTGTCTACCGACCAGCTCGCGCTGCCGCCCGACCCCGGCACCTGTTCAACACCATCAAAAGCGATGCGCACTGTGTTGGTCACCGGCTTGGCGATCGTCCTCGTCCAGGTCGTGCCGCCGGACGTGTATTTCTTCACCAGATGGAAGTCGGTTGTCGTGCCGTCCCCGGTGCCGATCATGATATCTGTCGGTGAGGGGGGTTGTGATGGCAGGCAGGACTTGTAATCGGACCAGTCCTTGAAACGGAAGCCGTAAAGCCGCCCGTTGCGGGCTTCAAAAAAGTCGATCACCGCCGACAGATCGTCCGCACGGCGGATGCCGTAAGACACATCATATCTGCGACGGGAATCCGCCCAGCTCGCGTTGCGTTCTTCGTCCCCGGACGCAAGCGCCACGATCTGGGTGCGCCGCTCCGGCCCGCCGCGCGCGCCGCGACTAATATTGACAGGGAATTGGACTTCATGAAACGCCATCTACGAGCCCCTCCGGCCGAATGCCACCGCCCGCGCGATATCTGCGGCCACCTGCGTGCGCGATTGACGGAAACTCTCGGCATCGCGCGTGTTGATCGTGATATTGATCGGCGCTGCCCCCTGCCCGGCCCCCGCCGCCACTTCCCGCCGCGACAAGACGCGTTCGCCGCGTTGCAGGATCGCCGGAATCTCATCCGGCCTTAGCCCCATGATGCCACCTGAATGCAGCCTGGGCGCACCCGCGAAGGCCAACGCAGGCACCGCACGCGACGGGCCGGACCCGGCCATGCCACCATCATGCAGGACACCCGCCAGAAGCCCCCCGTCGCCGCTGAGCGCCCCTTCCAGCCCCTTGGCCAATGGCCCGAGGATGAGCTTGCGCGCGGCGATCACCGCCAGATCGGCAAGGATCGACCGCGCGAGATCGGAAAATTCCAGCTTGCCGGTCATGACAAATTGCCGGATCGCATTCTCGGCCCCCTGGAATGCCGAGACGAACGCCTGGTTGATGTCGTCGGCGATATTCGCCGCGTCCTCTGCATAAGCCGCCAAGGAATTGCTGCCGCCCCCGCCACCGCTTCCGGCCAGCTGGTCCTTCACCTTCTTTACGGCGTCGGCATATTGCTCAGGCGCAATCTTTCCAGCAGCGAGCTTCTGATCGAGAATATCTATCGCCTTTGCCGCCAAGTCGGCTTTCGCGCTTGCATCCCCGAGAATGCGATTGACCAGTTGCTCAGCATCGCTCAGCCGACTAGCGCTACCTGCCGCGCCGGATTGCGTCGTAGACAACTCCGCGAGCGCGGCTGACGCGGCTTTCGCAGTCTGCACTTCGTAGGGAGACATAAAGGACGAGGGGCTGAAAGACAGGCTTCCGCCGCTGTTGGTAAAGGTCTGGAATTGCGGGCCACCGCCTGCATGACTTTCGCCAAAGGACAATTTTGGCCGCGGTGTGGTGTTGATGCCGGCCTGTCGATTAAGCGTCGCATCGAGCTTTGCGGCGAGGCCGATATTGACGCCGAGTTCCTGAGCCAGAGACCGTGCAGAAGCGGTGGCATTCGACAATGTGATCCCCGCCGCGATAGTTGAAAGGCGGCTGGACAGATCGACAGATTTGACCCACTCACCATTGACCTTGACGAGTCCATCCTTGGTGTTTTCGATGCCTTTCCTGAGTGCCTGCTCTTCTGCCTTGAGTTGCTCAAGCTTCTGGGCATTTTCATCCGTCAGAAAATTCGAGCCTCTTGCCGCATTGCGGATATGCTCGATCTTGATCATCGTCCGGGCGAGTTGTTGCCCAAGTTGCTCGATCTTGCTCGCCCGGCTCTCGGCGTCGGCCATCTCGCCGGTCAGTTGCACGCCCATTTCTTTTGCCAGGGCCGGGGCTTGTTTGACGGTCTCGATCTCGTCGCGGATCCTTTTCGTTTGCAGCAGCAGTTGCGGCAGGCCCTGATCCGCAAAGAACTGCTCCTGCGCCGCTGCTTGGAGAGCCTTCAGAACTTCCTGAGCAGCCTGAGCCTCGAAGAGCTTTACGCGCGCCGATTCCAGCGAGATGACATTCGCCTTGCCCTGAGCCGCCGCGAGACGCTGAGTCTGGTCAATCTGGTCGCCCATCGCGAGAGTGGTATTGTCGATTGCCCGCTGGATTACGACCTGCGTGCCCTCAAGCCCGAGCATCTTGGAAACAAAACCACCGACAGCGGTTTCGACCGCTACCACACCATCGACCATAGCCGTAAGGCCCCGCACAAAAGCGGTGATCAGTTGCGTCACACCTCGAAGAGCCGCAGTCAGCCCGGCCTCCCCGAGTGACAGCACAAGCCCCTGAAGGGCTGACACCAGGCTGTCGATGTCACCGCCGAGATTGTCGCGCATTGTGGTGGCCATGCGCTTTGCCTCGCCGTCCACATTGGACAACTCGCTCGTCAGCGTCCGAAGATCGTCAGACTGGCTCGTGAGCGCGAGGATCGCTGGACCGCCCCTGTCCCCGAATATCGTCAACGCATCCGCCGCTGAAAGCCCAGCATCCGCCAGAGTGCCGACAATTTCAACGATGCTATGGACTTGCGGATCGACCTGATCGAGAGTCACGCCGATGTTGGAAAGCGCTGTCGCAGCCTCTTTCGTCGGATTTGCCAAGGACGAAAGGACGCGCCGCAATCCAGTGCCAGCAGATGATCCTTGGATACCAGCGTCGGACAGTTTGCCGATTGCCGCAGCAGCGTCAGACATTGAAATGCCCAACGCAGAGGCCACCGGGCCGACGAAAGCCATCGCATCGCCGAGTTGCCTGACGTCGGTGTTTGACCTGCTCGAAGCCGCCGCAAGAATGTCCGCTACGGAAGCCGACTTGTCCGCATTGATCGCGAAGGCCGACATGATGTTTGAGGCAATGTCGGCGGCAGAGCCCATATCGAGCGCGGCTGCAGTCGACAAGTTGAGAACCTCCGGAATGGCCGCGATGGACTCCTTGGCAGTGAAGCCCGCACGAGCGAGAAATTCAAGCCCCTGCCCGGCTTGCGTTGCCGTAAACTCAGTGGTGCTGCCAAGTTGCTTCGCAATGTCGCGCATTGCCTGCACATCTTTTGCCGATGCGCGGGAGACTGCCCCCACCTTCGACATTTGGCGTTCGAATTGCGACAGGATGCGGACGGCTGTTCCAAGAGAAGCCAAGGCCGCGACTGCGGCGGTTGCCGCGACGGCCGCACGCTTCATGCCGGCCGCCATAATGCCGCCCGATTTGCCAACGTCCTCGGCGGATTTGGAGGCCTTTTTGCCTGAGACAGCGAAACGCTTGAGCTCGCTGTCCGCTCTCCGCACCTGTCGACTGTCGACCTCCATGCCGAGGCGCGCCATATCAAGCATCTGATTGTCCCTCAGTTAGTTGGTCAAGTGGCGAAATGCTCAAGGGATCGGCCCCCGCGTTCATACCCGAAACGTAAGCTGTGCTCATGTTTCGGATCATCTCGTGCTCCCAGGGCTCGGAGATTCGACCGGTCGCCTCCCCGAACGCGCGTATTTCTTGCCATGTCATGGGTATCGCGCCTGCGACGCCCGAAGATGCTGCCCCTGCCGCGAGAAGGGCTTCAAGAAGATAGGCCCCACCCTGCACCGCTACCAATGGCACTTGCTGCTTCTGTTTGGTGACGAGGTACTCCGCCCTACTCATTGGCCAGTCCTCGGGGATCGAATGCAGCCATCCCCATTGCCGAGCCGCGAGAATCAGTCGCTCGGCGTTTCGCCGAAAAAACGACTACCGTCCTCCGCCGCTGAGATCACTTGCTGGGCGTAGGTATTCACGGCCATGCGAAATTCTGGTACATCCTTGCCATCGCTGTCGCGGTGCATCACGACTTTCCCGTCGGCGTCGAGCACCTTTTGCATGTCAGGAAAGGTCGTGTCGAGCACCGCGCGGATCAGAGCCGGATCATCGCCCAAGGGTTTGCCATCAAAGGCCATCTGATCATTCGCGCGGATGATATACGGCATGGCCATGTCAATCAGCTTTTCGTGCAGGGATTCCAAGACGGCAGTTTCGTCCTCACCCCCTTCGGCCTGGTTCTTGGCTGCTCGGTGCATATCCGCGAGGCGCGATTGAACGCTTCTCGCCGCAATGCCACGCACAAAAAATCCCGGCTCTGGATCGCCCAACGCCTCGCCAGTGTATGGGTGTTTGAGGGGCACGAAAATGCCGTCCTCGGAGGTCTTCCGAACGTCGAACTTTGCGAAATCCATCTTTGTTGTCTCCTGTTTCCTGTTTCATAGTGCGGTGCCGGTGGCGAAACAACCTCCACCGGCACCGCTGACGCGGCGGCGAATCCTGGGGGGATGTGCCATCGCCGCGCGCCGTCCCTTGTTATGCCGTCACGATGCCCGAGTTCACGCGGATGGTGAAGGTCGCGCCCTTGCGGGTGCTGGCCGTCCGTTCCCGGTGCTTCAGATTGGCGATGACCCCTTGGAAATAATGAGTTTCGCCATCTGGATCGACGAGCTCGAAACTGTGCTGCGTATTGGTCCCGTTTCCGGCG